GGAACTCTTGCTACTTTAGCTGGATCTGAAAGTCTTACAAATAAGACAATTGATTCTTCTAATATAGGCGCAACAACTAAAGGCACAGGAGCTTTCACTACCTTAACATCAAACGGTGCTACAACATTTACTGCAGCAACAGCGTCTTCATCTTACACAACTGGTACTTTAGTTGTAACTGGTGGAGTTGGAATATCTGGAGCTCTTTATGGAAACAGTAGTGCTTTGGAAGGCTTTATAGTTGACGGTGGAACTTTCTAAGACTATAATTAACTAGGACTTTATCTATGGAGTAGAAATGACAAATAAATGTAATATACTATTTGTCAACAGGTTAAATTATGGCTATTAATAGTGGAAATACATCAGGTACGAGAAAAAATAACGTACCAAATATAGTTGGAGATAAACCAGCAGTTGCCGACCCTAAGTTAACGGCAGCCGAGTTTACTAAACGGAACTGTAACTAATACTGCTTTAAATGATCTAACTCCTGGGCAACCATTATTAACAAGACTAGATGAGATTCTTTCTTCTAATCCTGTTGCTAATACTGTATATCCAAGAAAAGAAGCAGTAGGCTATACTAAGTATAGTCCTTACTTCCCACCATTCTTCCCACCGTTCTTCCCACCTTACTTCCCACCATTCTTCCCACCATTCTTTCCTCCTTACTTCCCACCATTCTTCCCACCATTCTTTCCTCCTTACTTCCCACCATTCTTCCCACCATTCTTTCCTCCTTACTTCCCTCCTTACTTTCCACCAAGCTTTAAATAAAGGGTAGCAAATGGCAAATACTATAAAGATAAAGAGATCAGCAACAGCTGCTGCAACTCCAAACACCTTAGACTATGGTGAACTGGCAATAAATTATACAGATGGTAAATTATTTTATAAAAATAACTCTAACCAGATTACTCAATTTTCTTCTGGTCAAAAGATTACAATATCTACAACTCCCCCGGCATCTCCAGCTCTTGGTGACCTTTGGTTTGAATCAGATACTGCAAAAACTTTTATTTATTATGATTCATTTTGGGTAGAGATTTGTGGTGCGTTAGTTGCGGAAAGTTCAGATGGAGCAGCAACTTTAACGACTAAAGGTGATTTACTCTCCAGATCTTCTGGTGGTCTAGCTCGTTTAGCCGTTGGAACAAATGGTTATTTTTTAAAAGCTAATTCTGCTACCGCAACAGGCTTAGAATGGGGAGCTATACCTAGTGTATCTATTCTTGATGATGTTGGCGATGTAGTAATTACCTCTGTTGCTTCAAATGATATTTTAACATGGAACGGATCTAACTGGGTAAATGACTCTACACTTCTTGCCGCAAAAGCTCCTCTAGAAAACCCTACTTTTACTGGCACTCCCACCCTTCCAACTGGTACAATTGCTACAACACAATCTCCAGGAAATAATACAACTGCAGTTGCTACTACTGCATTTGTTACTGCTGGGATATCGGCTCTTGTTGTTGATCCGCTCAACAACCCTAAATTTAGTGCTATAATTACAATGGACGTAGGAGTTTAAATGGCTACAGGTGACAGAAGTGAAACACGACTTATAGGTCCGTCACAGTTGACTGCTACTGATGCAGGTTTGGGTGCTGCTGCGGTAGCAACGAGTCGTGAACATATCATTAAACAGATTATTCTGACCAACACTAGTGGTACTGACCGTTTGGTGTATTTGGGTATTGGTGGGGCTGCTACGGGTGGTGCTACATCGAGGTTTCTTTCTGCGTTGCCTATTGCAGCGTTTGACACGGTTGTGTTGGATACGGCGTTGGTGTTGGTGGCTACGGAGCGTTTGTGGGGTTACGCTGATTTGGGGAGTGCTGTGAACATTATTGTTACGGGTTGGATTAAAGAAGTCTGATGGGTATTTCTAGCGGTACTGGTGCTGTCGGGTTTATGCCTGTTGGGGTCGTTGTACCTTTTGCTGGTTCCACTTCTCCTGCTGGCTGGGAACTATGTTACGGGCAGGCTATTTCTAGAACTACGTATGCAGGTTTGTTTACAACTATTGGAACAACATATGGTTCAGGAGATGGTTCTACTACGTTCAACTTGCCTGACTTGCGTGGTCGTGTTGTCGCTGGTGAAGATGATATGGGTGGCACGGCTGCTAGTCGTTTGACTGCTGCTGGGTCGGGTATTACTGGCACGACTCTTGGTGCTACAGGCGGTACTGAAACTCATACGTTGACTACTGCACAGATGCCTAGCCACACGCATACCCAAGATGCTCACTCTCATGCTGTTCAACGAAGCAACTCTGCTGCTACTTCTGTTGGTGCTGATGCTTCTACTCTTTATCGAGCGCAAGCAAACACTGGTTCGGGGACATACTTTGATACGCAAACTGCTACTGCTACCAACCAAAACACGGGTGGTGGTGGCGCACACCAAAACACGCAACCAACAATTATTCTCAACTACATTATTAAGGTTGCATAATGGGAATCAGTAACACTATCCCGCCGTCAAGGTTGATTCAGCCTGGTGTTTGCACGTCAAGCACGAGACCTACTTCTCCTTTTGAGGGTCAGATGATTTACGAAACCGATACAGATTTATTAAGAATTTGGAACGGTTCTGCATGGAAAACTTTGGCTGCTGCTGCGCCAGCACAAGGAACTATTTTGCAAACCGTAGAAAGCGCAAACGACACGACGTTACGTTCTACTACTTCCACAACTTTTGCAGACAGTGGTTTGACTTTGACAATTACCCCACAAGCAAGCACAAGTAAAATTCTTTGTGTTTATACAATAAACGGGTACGTTGCTGGGTCTGCAACAGGTTTGGGTATAAGGCTTCTACGAGGAGCATCAACAGTTGTCGGCGCAGATTTAGACAACGGCTACGGCAGCGCAAGCGGTAACGCATTTAACACTATGCTTTATTACGTTGATTCGCCAGCCACTACGTCAGCAACTACTTACAAAATCCAATACAACCGAAACCAAGGTTCAACCACCGCCTATATGGGTGCATCCGCAGCACCAGTAAGTCGTTTTTTCGCTATGGAGATTGCAGTATGATTACCCCACCCATGGTTCAACTACTATTGGACAATGGTTTTACTGATGGATGGGCAATGTCTGGCGAAACTCTTGTTTTATGGGAACATGATGTAGACCCACCAGCCCCATTAGTTAAACCATCAAGTACCGAAGAAGGACAATAATGGCTATTAACTCTTTGTCTACAGGTTTTCGACCAGGTGTCTGCACATCTAGCACACGCCCCACAGCCCCATATGAGGGGCAGTTCATCTATGAGACCGATACGGATATGCTTGCTATTTGGAACGGTACAGCATGGCGTTACATCGCAGCCACAACTCCGACCAATGGGACTGTGTTGCAAATTGTTCAAGCAACTTATTCTGCCGTCATTGTTTCAAACTCAACTACCACAATGGCAGATACAAACCTGACGGCAACCATCACACCAAAATCATCTTCCAGCAAAATCCTTGTCACAGTTCATCAGACATTTAGCAAAACGCCAGGGAATAAAGACAACTGCGTCGGCGCTCGAATAGTTAGAGATTCTACCGCTATACATACTTTTGCTGTCGCTCACGGTTACACAAACAGCACAACGGTAGACGCTATTCTTGTATTATCTGCCATGTATTTAGACTCGCCGGCGACCACATCGGCAACAACATATAAAACACAATTCGCAAACTTTGTTGCCGCAGCATCGGTTTCTGCTAATACAAACAACACGCCAGCCACAATCACCCTTATGGAGATAAGCGCATGACACACGATGAATTATTGCAACTGCTTGCAGATTCGGGTTTTAGTACAGGTTGGGTATTGTCAGGGGAAACTCTTGTTTTGTGGGAACACGAAGTAGACCCGCCATCACCGTTAGTGCGACCCGATACCACTGCATGATTAGTGTTATCACCTGCACGTAGGAAATGATTAAAGCTTAAAGATAGAATTAGTTTTTAAACATTAATTGAATAAAGGTTTTAAATGAACTTTTACTCAAGTGTAAAATACTATTATATAATAAGAAAGGAGATATAAAAGATGACTGCAATAGATTTTCCAAATTCACCCACTTTAGGAACAATACATACTGTTGATAATAAAAGATGGGAATATGATTCAGAAAAATGGATTTTACTTGCAGATTTTATAACTCCTAATGTTTCCGGCACAGTTTACAATGCAACCATAGGTGATGGAGTAAATACCTCGTATGTTGTCACTCATAATTTCAATAGTAGAGATGTAAGCATAACCGTTAGAGAAGCAGCTTCTCCATATGGTTTAATCTTAACTTCCTGGGAAGCTACAACTGCTGATGCAGTAACAATTTTATTTGATTCCCCCCCTTCTGCTAGTTCAGTTAGAGTATCGGTTTATATAGCTGTAGCAGGCCTTGAACAAGGACCTACTGGACCTACGGGACCAACTGGGCCCACAGGATCAACTGGAACAGCTGCTACAATCACCGTTGGTACTGTCTCTGCTGGCACAGCAGCTGTAACTAACTCGGGCACATCATCAGCTGCAATCTTAGATTTTACATTACAAACAGGCCCAACAGGCCCTAGTGGCCCAACAGGCCCTAGTGGCCCAACAGGTTCCGAAGGGCCAACTGGTCCAAGTGGAATGGCTATTCAAGGAACAGCACCTGTTAGCACTAGCGTTATTTGGGCTGACACTTCAGTAACTGGTGTTGCAGTAGTTCCTACAGGCGGTACAACTGGTCAAATGTTGACTAAAAGTTCCGGTACTGATTATGACACTGCGTGGAGCACTCCAGTTACCTCTTCTGATTTATCCCTAAAAGCAAACCTTGATTCTCCTACTTTTACTGGCATAGTAACAATACCCGCAGGTGCTTCTATATCTGGTTTTGCTACTCTTGCTTCGCCAACTTTTACTGGAACAGTAACGATTCCAGCAGATTCTATAATCTCTTTGCCAAAAATTGACAATTTTAAATTAGGCTATACAACTACAGCAACGGCTGCTGGAACAACTACTCTTACTAATGCTAGTAATAACCAACAGCTATTTACAGGTACTACAACTCAAACTGTAGTAATGCCAGTTGCTAGCACAATGACCGTGGGCACTAGGTATATAATTGAAAATAACAGCACAGGAAATTTAACCGTCAACTCTTCTGGGGGCAACTTAATCGCTACTGTATTCCCTGGAATGAGCATTAGAGTTATTTCAATACTTGCTTCAGGAACAACTGCAGCTTCTTGGGATTCGGAGTATGCTGGCTTTAGTAGTATCACAGGCACGGGGTCAGTTGTAATGTCAGCTTCACCTACTTTGACTGGCACTCCACTTGTTGCGGCAAACTTTAGTCCATCGGCAACAAATACTTATGACCTTGGTACTACATCTTTGCGTTGGCGCAATATTTATACTCAAGACTTACATTTAAGTAATGGCATTGGTGATTATACAATAGTTGAAGGTGAAGAAAGTCTTTATATAGTAAATAATAAAACTAGTAAAAGTTTTAAGTTTGCTTTAATAGAGGTTGACAGTAGCGAAGTTCCAAAGTTATCTGAGACATAAATGAAAATTGTAGTAATTGGTGGTGGCACTGCTGGTTGGTTAGCCGCTCTTATGATTAAGAAGGTTCAAGGCGATAGTCATTCTGTGACCGTAATTGAATCTAGCGACATTGGGATTATAGGTGCTGGAGAGGGAAGCACGGGTCAGCTTGTAGATATTATTCGTGGTATTTCTTGGGACTATGGTTGTAATGAGGCAGACTTCTTTATTGAGACTGGCGCTACAGTAAAATTGGGCATACTTCACAAGGATTGGAAAGAGCTTGGTCACGAATATATTGCTCCTTTAGACGCAACTGCTGTGTCTTCTGTTGGCACCGATTACATAATGATGCATGCAATTATAAACGACTTACCAGTTCATACTGCTAGCACTAATGGATTTATGATTGAAAATAACTTATCATCTTTTTATTGGCAAGACGATAAAATTTTTAGCACCACATCACATGCTTATCATTTTGACGGTCACAAGGTAGGTAAATACTTTAAGAAGGTTTGTGGTGATGATGTTTCTATTATCGATGCAAAAGTTTTAGATATTAATTTAAACCAACTTGGCGAAATAGAATCATTAGTCCTTGACAATGGAATAAACATCGAGGCTGATTTTTTCATAGATGCTTCTGGTTTAAGTCGTTTAATCTCTAAAAAACTTGGGATTAAGTGGGAATCTTATAAAGATAATCTTCCAGTTAATACAGCAATACCTTTCTTACTTCCACAAGAAGAAGTAATTAGACCAGTAACCACTGCATGGGCACAGAAAAATGGTTGGATGTGGATGATCCCAGTAAATGGAAGAAGAGGATGTGGTTATGTATTCGACTCCAACTTCATATCTCCGACTGAGGCTGTCGATGAAATAGAACAAACTCTAGGCATGGAGATTTGTCCTATCAAAACAATAAAGTTTGAGGCTGGTCGTCTTGAAAAACTATGGCACAAAAACTGTTTATTTGTAGGTCTTGCGGGGGCCTTTGCTGAGCCATTAGAAGCAACAAGTATTCACTCAACAATTATTCAGTTAAATAACTTTATTTTCCACTACTTAAAAGACTCAAAAGAAGAGACGGTTAACAGCGGTTCAGAAAGTCGATATAACAAAAAAATGCGTCTTATGTATGACGATTTTAAAGATTTTCTTTCTGTCCATTACGCATCAAAAAGAACAGATTCTGAATTCTGGAAGTGGGTCTCTAGTGGAGGAACGCTGTCTGAAGGGGCAAAAGAAGTATTAGAGATTCAAAGATCCAAACTTCTTTCTACTGGTGACTTTAATCAATACTTTGGTTACGCAGGACCAGCTTTGTATAATTGGGTTCTTTACGGTCTTGGTTTTATAGACAAAAATACGGCAAAACGAGAACTTGACTTCTATAATCAATATGAACTTGGGCACACGGTGTGGAATATTAACAGCGATGCCATGAATGACATGGCATCTAAAATGATAGATAATACTGTTTTTACAAAAAATGTAAAGGAATACGCTGATGGCAATCTATTTTCCAAATAACACAATCACAGAAGTTGCTGCTGGAAAACTCTTGTTCCCTAAAAATATTGTTCAAGTAGTAGAATCAACCATTACGGCAACTCTATCTACAAATAACTGGGCTACACAAAACGAAATAGGCACCGTTTCCATAACACCGACTTCTGCTACGAGTCAGATTTTGGTCTATGTAAATATTGGCTTTCGTGGAGACATCGCTCAGGGGAACTGGTCATTAGGGTATTTTTGGGTAAGAAATAACACGAGAAATGCCGAGCTAACAAGAAGTGGGTGGAATGGTACTTGGCGACATGTTATCTACGATTGGTCTAAAAATTTTTTAGATTCTCCAGCAAGTACTTCTACACAGACTTATAGTTTACGTTGTGGCAACTACCCAACGGGCAACCATACTTTCAATACAGGTACCGCTGGAGACGGAATTTGTATTATTCGTGCTACGGAGTTTGCTGTCTAATGGCTATTAACTTTTCAAACAATAAAACTCTTTCAGAAGTTAGCAATATGATTTCAGCTCCTGGGCGCATTGTTCAAACGGTTCATACTATTAGCAACACTGGAGTAGCGACATCAAGCACTTCTCCAATAACAATTTTTACAAGCAACCCAATCACAATGACTAATGCATCAAATAAATTACTTATTGAGTTTCAATCAGATAACAGATCAAATGACTGGGGTGACGGAGTATGGAATCTTCATTATATGGACATAATTCACGTAGGGACAGGAACTCAACTTTCTTATTCTGGTTATAACGGAGAGCAAACATTTTGCATTCGCGGAATTCATAGAATTGCCGTTCATTCTCCCGGTTCAGTTGGCCCCCATACGTACACGATGCGTGGTTGGTCATACCAAGCAAGCTCTACTACTTTTGTTACTGGTTCAGATGGCTATGTTGCCTACATACGCATATCGGAGATTGCAGTCTAATGGCTATTAATTTTTCAGCAGGAACGGAAATATCAGCTACTGCAAGTGCTATCAATATTCCTGGAAGTGTTGTCCAATTTGTTGATAATACAACAACTGTAAGCGCAAGTTGTACTACTGCAGCATGGGTAGATATTCTTTCAACATCTATTACCACTAGTAAAGCTGGAAATAAAATAATGGTTGAGTACATGTGCAACCACAGAACCGACCAGGGAAACGGTGCATGGTGTTTAGTGTACCATCGCATTCTTTGTAATGGCTCTACGGTCATGTCAAGCGGTCACATGGGTGCTGCCTCTAACCATATTGGTTTTTATGGCCGAACCTTTTTATACACTGCTGCCAGTGTAGGAACATATACTTTTGTTGCTTCTGTGTTGGCCCACCAAGGGACAGCAAACATAGGTACGGCAGCAACTGGCGCAACGAATCAATACCTTCGTCTTTACGAGATAGGAACATAAAATGATTGGAATGAGAAAAGAAATAACTATTTCTTCAGCATTGATGGCTTTGCTACCTAAAGCAATGTGGTCCATCAGAGATAATGATTACGAAAAACTTGAATGGTACAGCGAAGACATTGAAAAGCCGTCCAAAGAAGAACTTGAAGCAAAGGTTGAAGAACTTCGATTAGATGAACCTTATGCTGTTTTAAGAGAAATTAGAGATTGGTATCTCAAAGAGAGTGACTGGACACAGTCAGCAGATGTTCGAGCTATCCGTGGCACCGAGTGGTGTTTCGCATGGGATGCCTATCGTCAAGAACTGCGTGATCTAACAGCAACTTGTACACCTTACTTTGAGGGAGATTCTCCAAGCATTATGGGTGTAACTTTTCCAGAAAAACCAGTATCATAGAAACTAATGTTTATAAAAAAAATCACTTCAGCATTAAAAATTATGTCGTCCACAAAATACTGGACAAAAGTAAACACCATTGAGGCATTGGGGTTTTCTACAAAGATTGCAATCATCTTTCCGGGTCTCTTATTTGAAAAGCAATGGTGGTGGCTTTATATTTTTGCCATTATCTCAAGTGTAAGCCTTATTTGGACTTCTACTAAAAAGACATTGCCAACTATTATTCTTTTTAACGTAGCCTGGATTGCGCTTGCTTCCCTAGCAATTCTTAAGCACTTATGGTAAAAAGTATGGTACTATACGGTTGTTGGTTTCATTAAAAGGAATTTAAATGACAGTTTTAAAAAAATATAACATAAGCACATCACAGTGGGAACCAATTGTTGCGGGCGTTGCTGGTCCAGTAGGTCCAGCAGGTCCAACGGGCCCAGCAGGTCCAACGGGTCCCGCCGGAAGCATTGGTACAGTTACGTTAGACGATCTTAATGATACTGTAATAACAAGTCCCGCAACCGGTCAAGTTTTAAGGTACAACGGAACGAACTGGGTTAACTATAATAATACCATTACTCTTGGTGGAAACTTTACTACCTCAGGAGCATATACAACATCTTTGACTGTAACAGGCACAACGTCTATAACTCTTCCAACGACTGGTACTTTGGCAACGTTAGATGGATCTGAAACTTTAACTAATAAAACCTTTACAAGTCCAATAACTAATACTCCTACCCTGACACTCTCAACTACATCATCTACAACAGACGCTAGAATCTCTTGGGATTCCACTAATAAAAAATTACAAGTTGGCAACGGAACGATATCACTAGATTTTGCTTCTTCTAATGTTATAACCAATGCGCAGACAGCAAGCTATACTCTTGTACTGGCAGATAAAGACAAGTTAGTAGAAGTAAGTAATGCCTCAGCCAATACCTTAACTGTACCCTTGAACTCTTCTGTAGCTTTTCCCGTAGGAACTCAGATTACAATATTGCAAACAGGATCTGGACAAACAACTATTACTGCAACTGTAGGTGTAACAGTAAATGCAACTCCTGGACTTAAGCTTAGAGCTCAATGGTCTTCTGTTACTTTAATTAAGAGAGCTACAGATACATGGGTAGCCCTAGGAGACCTTCAGGCTTAGTCCTTTTTGATACACCAAAAAGTAGTAGAGCACCAACGATAACCACTAGTTATTTCTGTGACTCCATGAGGAAAATCATCATTAGCTGGAAAACAAACAAATAATCCAGGTTCTGGCTTTATTAAAAGATCTTGATTTGGAAAGTATATTTCTCCCCCATCAAAATCGTCATTGTAGTAAAGGACGGAACTAATATCTCTTGATGGATGTCCAGCTCCTGTTTTAAAGCCAACCTTTTCATTTTGAGCCGATCCATGATCAAGATGCACTGGCATTGAATCACCAGTCTTCATCTCTACTACACTAGATAATCCCTCATCATAAACGCTACAATTAAAAGAAGTTTCTATAATATTTTTTATTTTACTATAGTAGACTTCAAGCAAGTTGGGCAACGTTTCACTTCCGTTTCCAGTATATACTCCATATGGAGAATATCCTGTTTCATCAAATATAACTGGGGTATTTTTTAAGTATAATATAATTTTTTCTGAATCTTTTTTATCTAAAATATCTTTTATTATATAAATCTTGTCCATTTTATTTTAATTTTCAGTATCATCTGTTTGATTAACGAAAATCCAGTATCTAGAAAAAATTCTTTGACTAGGAGTAAAACCCCCTTTTACAGCATGAATCATACAGCTTAAATCTACAATTAATAAATCACCATTAGACCATTCCCACCAATTTTGAATATTTACATTATCGTTTACTTGCCTTACATACCAGGCAACAATTTCATTAAATAATTTGATTTCTTTTTTTGATGGACTATCTTTATTTACAGAATAAAGAAAATCTTCATTATTTGGAGAAAGTCTAAGAATTTTTTCATCTTTAATTCTATGATTTTGTATACATTTTCTTGGTAAAAAATATCCACCTTTACCCATTACATCACACGAGTCCAGGAATAATCTCCATTCAACAGGCATTTTGTTATACATATCAATTGCACTTACAAAACCTGTGTTTCCTACCCCTGTTTCACATTTAAAAGACAACATATTCCAAGAAGCTGCTACCTGAGGGTTTTCTTTTTGAACATGCTCTAGATGCCACGGAATAAAAAGTTCATTTTTAGACATTAATTTAATATTTTTATTAAAAGTAAAAGAATGATCTTCGTTGTCTTGTGAGGAAACATAATTGCAATTTAATTTTTTAGCAAATAATTCAGTAATTTTTTTCTGCTCAAAAATATCAAAATGACTTTTCCTAAAACATATTAAACCATATTTTAAAAATAAACTAAAATACTTATCAATATTTTTTTCAATATCATCAAAAGATAAATTATCCATATAAGCCTCTTTAATCATTTATAAAACCTTAGTTATTGTATAAAAAGATGGTGTAGTGTATCTTTCTCCGGAAATAATACACTTTACACCGTGGAGATAATCAATGTCCCCAGGGTGAGCGACCGCTAAGCCTGCTTCTGGTTTTATCATTAAATCATAATCTGGATAGTACAACTCCCCACCTTCAAAATCATCATTATAATAAATTAAAGAATTTATATCGTACGTAGGAAAAGGATTAGGTCTTCCGTCGTTCATCTGCTTATCAGCATGAGGTCTCTGTTCCATGCCAGGACGCCATTTTATTATCACCGGTGGCCTTGTCGAAAGTTCTACTTTAAAAGAATCTTCTAAACATTTTTTCATTTTTTGAATATATTTTTCTATAATATTATAGATGTCAATATTAATTCTATTAAGTATGTCCCAGCTACATTGTCTATCGGACCAATAGGAAGCATCGTATGTGCAAGTTCCATCTTCGGCATATTGGCTTTCTCCTGCATCCATCCATTCAGAAATTGTAGGTAAAAACTTTTGTATAATTTTAAGATCTTCTAACTCAACAAAATTTTTATATATTTTAATGTTGTTAATTTTTTTGCCAAAGTGCCCTGGTTTTATTAGAGATTCATCCATTTTGCTGCTCCAATGTAGCTTGATTTGTCATGTGCTATATGATATATTATACCATAACCAAAAGTTCGATTAGTCTTAAGGAAAAAATGGAAATTTATAATGTAGAAGATCCAAAATTTGGAATAATTTTGTATAGAGACGTAATGTCAGAAGACCTTAATCTTATTAACCGATTAGAGGAAGCTCTAAAAGATAGTGATCATGAATATTTTAAATGGAATACTGCTACGGTTGGATACAATACCCCCATGCCTGACTATAGGGATTGTGTTGATCTAAAAGTTGGTCCAGCCCATTGGCCTCATCTTCCTGAGAATTTAAAGGAAATTAAAAATATTTATGATGATACAGACGCAATATTAAAAAAGTGTCTAGCAGATTATGAAGCTAGATATAATTTTAAAATGGAATTTATGGAATCTATCAACTTTGTAAAATATGAAGTTGGACAACATTTCTCAGTTCATACTGATCACGGTTTTTCATATACATGCACCCTTTCTTCTCTCGTGTATCTAAATGATGACTATGAAGGGGGAGAACTTTGGTTTCCTTATATTAACTTAAAATTTAAACCCAAAAAAGGAGATGTACTCTTTTTTCCATCAACTTACATATTTGCCCACGGAGCGATGCCGGTAACTGAAGGTGTTAAGTATTCTGCTGTTACCATGTTTGACTATAAAGATAACAATAAAGAATATCATCAAACAATAAATACTAGTGATGGAACTAAGGAAGAATCTGGAGTTACCCTTAAAAAACTTTAAGATGACTAAAATAACGTTAACTAAAACTCATCAAAATCCACCAAAAGTTAGTCAGTCTAGATTAAAAAGAGATTGGATGGACGAAACGTATAACAAACATGCCTACCGTTGTTTGCCCATGTCAGCTGCCAATGTTAATGGTTGGGAATTAATTCTTCAACAAGATGTAGTTATTCAATGGGATGGTGGCAATACTGTTCCTAGAGTTTTAGAGGGCGAGTTCTTAGATGGAAGACCAATTGTAATACCATCTATAATAGGGATTATTTCTTTTGCTACAGGATGGGCAATTAATACAGAAGAAGAATATGATACTTGGGTAACCGGATCTCCTAATTATTTTGTTGATGGAGCAGCACCTTTGTCCGCTACAATACCTAGCTCCTGGTGGCCTGATGAATTCAATATGAACTGGAAAATTACAAAAATTGGAGAACCGGTCAGATTTGAAGCAGGTATGCCATTTATGTTCTTCAATATATATAAAAATAATCTTTTAAATAATGTTGAATTTTTAGTTGAAAATTTATGGGACAAACCAGAGCTAATGGCTAAAAGACAGTCATACGGTGACGCAAAGATGAAAAAACTTCACGAACAGCCATGGACCTGGATGAACGGAATAAGAACCGGTTTAGATGAAAATGGCAATTCCATAGGTCCAAAAAATGATGGCTTATTAAAGCTTCAGGAACCAAATTGCAATTAATTAAGAACTATAATACATTACTATTATGTAACAATACAAAAGTTTCAATTGCAAAGTAAAGGTAGTTTTGTATGAATTTTTTGACTGTTTCAAAAGAGCAAAAATTAGAAATTTATAATAAAAGAATAAATAATGTAGAACAAGAAATATTTGCTAAAGTATTGGAATTAGGAATTGATGCTGATTTTTTTGATTTTAATGAATTTATAAATTCCTTTGATTCAATAGAAAAATGGGTTGATAACTACTCTGTGTATAAAAATCTTAACGATATTTGTATTTCTTATTTATCTATAAAAGATAAAATTAATCTACTAGAAAAAGAATAAGATGGAATTTAAACTTTCTTCAAAAGAAAAATTATCTGTTTATAAACAGACAAGAAAATCTTTTGAAATGGACTTAATTCAAAGACTATGCGCAGTAGGAATTGACCCAGAAGATTTTAATGCAAAAGAATTTATTCCAGACGAAGATAAAATGTCACACTTTTATATTAAAGAATTGATTTTAAAAATTGAAAAAGTAGAAGAAAAAATATTACAATTTGAAAAAATTGCAAGCTTAGAGGAAGAGTAAATTTTAAATGATTTATAAAAATACAGAAGATTACGAGCCATCACTCTATGCATGCTATGCCATAACCGGTATTAAAGAAGATTTTAAAATCTATACAGTTCATCCAAGTGGCTTAAGGGAGTATGAACACTATGACGTCTATGAGATAGACAATAAAACTTTAATAGCTTTTACAAAAATTAGATTTCTTGGAACAGATTTTGTTTTTAGAATTGTATCTGAAAATCACACAGAAGATATAAGTTCTGAAAATTATGAATTCTTATCTGATATTTTAGATGAAAGTTATGATCAGTCAAATTATGTGTTCTCCATAATGCACTCTTGCGCTTCGTATAGGGAAGTAGTAGGTGATAGAAATACTTACGTAGAAGATAGTCGCAGATGTGATGTAGATGATTTTGCTGCAGTAAACTTCCAAGATATTATTCCTGGCGAAGAGTCAGATCTTTTAGATGAAAATTATTTTAATAATGAAAATATAATAGGCTTTGCGTTGTGCTTAGCGTCGATGGGTAATGTTTATATAGTAAAATTACAGCTAGGCGAAATACAGGATAGAGCATATAAGGATTGGTCTGCTAGTACTATAATGGGACAAACTTTTATGCATACCATAAAAATGGCATATGAATGGAATAATTTAGCAGAAGAGCCTTGGAATTCTAATCAAACTATTGCATTAAGCTGCAATTCTGCATTTAAAGAATGGAATATGCCGCAAGAAGTTTTAGATGAGATATCTTCAATCTCTCCAAGTACATCTATAGAAATGTATTTAAGTGGAGATGAAAATCCAAGAAGATCAATTATTGAGAATAAAACAATTCCGCCAAACTTTAAAAAATGGTATATGTCACAACTAAGATATAGAACTGTAAATTCATTAGTTGAGAATTATCCAGAGCCGCTAAATATTCCACAAAGTATGATTGATAAAGAAATTCAATTTTTTCAAAATGAACTTCTTAATTACATGATAGAAAACAATCTTGATCCAGTTGAGGTAAATAGTATACAATTGTTAGATTACATATTTAGTTCTTCCGCCTATGATGACAAAAAAAATAAGAATAATAGTGTAGATGATATAGTTCTTAAATATTTTATTGGAAAAGAAGAAGATCAGCAATTAGTTAAAGCTTATCATGGGTCTATGTTTAGGCCAACTTCCGCAGAGTAGCAAGTTAACATAATGCTTATTAAGGATAATTCCTTAGACGATTCTCTATACAATGAAGTGTTGAATGATAACTCATTTTTTCCTGAACTAATGAATCATGGAGAAAAAATAGCAGAACATTTAAATTCATACCATAATGAGAAAAGCGATTGCTTTGCTCCATATATGTTTTGGGATGGTTGGTGGAGAACTCCAGCAAATACTCTTAAAAAAAGAGTAATACAACATTTATGGGAAGACAAAATGGAATGGGAGCTAGAAGACATTTTAGGTTTTGAATACTGGACAAGAACATATCTACCAGGTCAATATTTAGACATTCATGTTGATGAAGATACTTTTTTGTACGAAAAAGATAAAATATTTGTAGGGCCAATATACGGATGTGTTTTTTATGGAAAAGAAAATGAAGATGGTGGATTTTTAGAAATACACAAAAAAGCATTAGAAGATGGCAAAAAAAATATACTAGAAAAAAAATATATTAAAAAATATATATCTTTAAAAAAAGATAGAGAAAAAATAACCTACAAAGGAAACAGAGCTATTTTTTTTGACGCCGGGCACGTGCTGCATAACACTGTAGGGTCAAAATCTGGTATAAGGCAAGTTCTTGTTATTAATATTTGGCATAAAGATAATCCGCCTTTAGCGTTATCTAATGGAAGTTTTTTTTACGAATAAAAATATTATTCTATGGTATAATTATTGTATGACTCAAGCAATTAATCCATTAGGAATATTGGGAATATGGACACTATCTGTAGATACTCCATTTGGTGAAGAACAATATGTTCTAAATATAGAAACAGCAAATTCTTTTTTTTCTGGATCAGTGTCTCATGAAAAAGGCTCTTCAGCATTTCATAGTGCTAGTTTTGAGAATAATACTTTTTATTGTTCTATGGAAACAGAATTTCCTATTAAAGCAACTGTGTCAATAACTGCAGATCTAATAGAAAATAATAAAATAGCTGGAATACTAGAGATAGACCAGTATCTAACGACTTCATTTATTGGAGTTAGATAATGTCTTTTTACAATTTCTTAGCTTCTTCAATACATGGAAGAAAAGATTATCTTTCTGAATTTAAAGGCAAGATAACATTAGTCGTAAATATAGCCAGCAAATTTGGTTATGAACCCCAGTGTTCAAAATTATGGTCATACGCAAGAACATGTAGACAACTTGGACAATT